GCCAATAATTTTTATTTAGGCGCGTATTCTGGTAATGATGCTTTTTTTAATGGAAATATATCTTTAATGTATATTTACAATAAATCATTAACTAGTACAGAAGTAATACAAAACTATAATGCATTAAAAGGCAGATTTGGTCTTTAACATATATTTATAACAAATAACCTGGATAGAGAAAGGAAATTATGCCAAACGAATTTATAGCCCGTAATGGGTTACGCGCACAAAACAACTCAGATATTACTGGATCATTTAGAGTATCAGGAGGAATAACAGGATCATTACAAGGTACAGCATCTTATGCAACTCAAGCTTTAAGTGCATCATACGCTCTAAGCGCGGAAGGAGGTACAGTAAATTCAGGTACAGCAGCAAAACTAGCTTACTATGCTTCAACAGGAACAGCAATTAGTAATACATCTAATCTAGAGTATGATGGAACTAATTTACAAATAGTAAGTACTGGTCAAATAGGATTCTACACAGATTCAGGAACTATATACTTTGGTAATTTTAGTTCTCCTAGTTATGGTCGAGCTGGATTTAGTGTACCTGGGGCATCAGTTATGGTTATTGATTATTCAACAGCTAGAGCAGGATTTGGTGGTGGAACGGGTTTAATTACTGGTGCTCCTGGTGGTTTAGTTGAAATTAGAGGTAAAGCAAATGAAATACAATTACTTATAAAAGGTAATGGTACACAAACTGCAAATTTAACTGAGTGGCAAAATTCAGGTGGTAGTGTCTTAGCGTATGTAGACCCATCAGGAAATATTAATGGTCAAAATTTCAAATCAAACAGTTCATCTGGGGATGAAGGAGGAGAAATATTTCTTGCTCAAGCACAAACTAATACAACTTTAGCGGGTGGAATTACTATTGATTCCTATCAAGATAAACTTAGATTTTTTGAACAAGGTGGTTCTGCTAGAGGAGCATATATAGACATAGCTGCTTGCACAGCAGGAGTAGGCACAGATATTATAGGAGGTTTATCAGACAGAAGAAGAAAAAACAACATTATATATCTTTCTAATTCATACTCTACAATAATAGACTCACTTAAACCTGTTAAGTTTGAATTTAAGGAAAATCCAGGAGTTATAAAGCATGGTTTTATAGCACAAGATGTATTAGAAATCGAACCTGAACTGGTTTATGGTAATGGTGCGGAAGAGAATGGTTCATATAGAATAGATTATGATGGTATCTTAGCTATGACTGTGAAATCACTACAAGAGGCATTAGCTCGAATTGATCAATTAGAAAAAACAATTAAAGACATTCAGGGGTAGTTATATATTTATAATAAAATACTACCATGAATATTTCTATTTATCCCGGTTCTAGTTCATTTTTTCCTGGAAATACTCCATTTGGATTTTATGATAATGACTATCAATTTCAAACCGATGCTGATAGAGTAACTACATTCTGCGCTAGAAGATTAGGATATCCCATTATGGAAGTTGAATTACAAGATTTAAACTTCTACACAGCATTTGAAGAAGCAATCACAACATACGGAAACGAATTATATGCTTACCAAGTAAGAGATAATTTTTTAAGTATAGAAGGAACTCCAAACTCAACAGATTTAAATCAATCTTTAATTACCCCTACTTTAGCTACATTAATTAGATTATCTCAACAATATGCTGTAGAATCAGGAACAGGAGGAAATGTAAATTACTATAGTGGATCTATTACAACTACCGCTAATATTCAAGATTATAATTTAACAGATTGGGCTTTAAGTGAAAGTATAGTAGGAGAAATTGAAATTAAAAGAATATTTTGGCAACCACCTCCAGCAGTAAATCAAGTATATAATTTAAGTATATTCTCTGGTTTAGGAGGAGTACCAGCGGTTGGAAGTTATGGTTTATTTGGTTCAACTGGATTTTTAATGTATCCAACAAGTTTATTAATGCAATCAGCTCAAGCTGTTGAAATGCAGAATCAAATTTCATTAGCAGATTATACTTTTGAATTAATAAATAACCAATTAAGAATATTTCCTATACCATCAGAAGATGGAGGAAAAATTTGGTTTCAATATTTAAAAATAAATGAAAGATTAAATAGTGTTGTCCAGGAAGCTACTTCATCAATTACTAATGTTTCAAATGCTGGATATAATAATCCAACTTATTCAACAATTAATTCTGTTGGTCGTCAATGGATATTTGAATATACTTTAGCACTATGTAAAGAAATGTTAGGATATGTTCGTGGAAAATATAGTACTGTTCCTATTCCTGGAGCAGAAATGACTTTAAATCAAAGTGATTTAATTGCTGCAGGTAAAGAAGAAAAAACAGCTTTAATTGAAAGATTAAGAGTATATTTAGATGATACATCAAGAAAATCTTTACTAGAAAGAAGACAAGCAGAATCAGTTGCTCGTCAAGCAGAAATCAGTCAAGTTCCTATGACAATTTTTATCGGATAAAAATATGGCATTATTTGGATCAAGTAGAGACGTATCAGTAGTACGAAAACTTAATAGAGAATTATTAAATAATATTATATCTCAACAGTGTGTTATTTATAAAATTAATCTAACTAAAACTGTTTCTAATATATATGGAGAAGCAAGTATGGAAAGATATTATACTGAACCTACTATATTATTTACTAGAATTATTAGAACACCTCCATCGTTTGAATCAACAGATTTTGGAAGTGATTACAATCGAGTTATTACTTTTGACTTTTTAAAAGATGATTTAGTAGAAGCAAATGTTTTTCCTGAACTTGGAGATATTATTATGTACTATGAAGATTACTATGAAATAGAGCAATCGTTTGATCAAAGCCAATTATTTGCAGGTAAAGATCCAAATTACAATTATCAACAAAATCCACTAAATCCAGGATTAGAGAATTTTGGTTATAATGTATCAGTAAATTGTGTTGCTCATTACATTCCTGCAGATAAAGTAAATTTAACTAAAGAAAGAGAATAATGGCTAATAAAAAACCAACCCCTAAATCACAAAGAGAAATAAGTATTTCTCAACAAGAACCTTATCAACAAGGCGGACCTGGTTTTCAACCTATAGGAAATCCTAATGATTCTGAATTAAATAGAGGAAATCAATTTAGTTTTAAAGGAGATACTACTAAACCTCTTACTTTAAGTATTCAAGATATAGATGAAGCTATATTTTATTATTTTACTGAAGTTATAAAACCATATGTAATTCAAAATGGACAAAGACTACCTGTACCTATTATTTATGGTAGTCCTGAAAAATGGAAGTCAATTCAAAAAGACGGATATTATAGAGATAAAGTTGGAAAAATAATGTCTCCTTTATTAGTATTTAAAAGAGATGATTTAACTAAAAATAGAAGTATAGGAAATAAATTAGATGCAAATCAACCTCATTTATATACTTCAATGGTTAAAACTTACTCTAAACGTGATTTTTATACTCCTTTTGATGTACTAAATAATATTAAACGAGAAAAAGAACAATATGCTATAGTAATACCAGATTATGTAACTATAAAATATAGTTGTATGATTTATACTTATTACGTAGAACAAATGAATAAAATAGTAGAAGCAATTAATTACGCATCTGATTCATATTGGGGAGACCCAGCAAGATTTAAATTTAGAGCAATGATTGATTCATTTAATACAATTATAGAAACAAATGATGGTCATGATCGTGCTGTTAAAAGTAGTTTTGATATCAAATTAAACGGATATATAATCCCAGATGTAGTACAGAAAGATATGAATGCAGTTAAAAAAATTCCTACTGTTACTAAAACTATATTTGGATTTGAAACTACTAATAATATTAATCAAACTCCTAACACTCAAATTTGACAATTTAAAAAAAAGTTATTATAATACAAATCATGGAAAAAAAGTTTTTAACAGAAGAAGAATTAAAAGGTTTAAAAGATTTAAACACTGCAACTCAAGATCTAATTATCAAGTTAGGCCAAAATGAATATCAGGTACAAATTTTTAATGATCAAAAAAAAGAGTTAATTAAAGAATTTGAAACATTAAAAACAACTGAAATAACATTTAGTCAAAATCTCCAATCTAAATATGGAGTAATAAATGTTAATATCGAGACAGGAGAGATTACATCGATTAATTAGTTTTTGACATATCTTTAGATATTTATAATCAACAAAATAAATAAAATATCTAAAAATGGCAGAAATTTTAATATCCCCGGGTGTATTAGCTAGAGAAATTGATCGTTCTCAAGTAGCGCAACAACCTGTACAAGTAGGAGCAGCAATAATTGGCCCTACAGTAAAAGGTCCTGTAGAATTACCTACAGTGGTAACTTCTTACAGTGATTATGTAAACAAATTTGGTGATGTATTAACAAGCGGCAGTGACGTTTATTCATACTTTACTTCAATTTCAGCTTACAACTACTTTAACAACGGTGGAACTACATTATTAGTAGCCCGTGTAGTAACAGGTTCTTATACCTCTGCTACAAGTACACCTATTAGTGCAAGTGTTGGAGCTGGCTCTCAACCAGCATTTACTTTAACTACTATCTCTAAAGGAGTAGTAATGAATAACTCAGGTTCATTAGATGCAGCTGGAGCTTTAATTAGCGGATCAGCTGATAATATTCGTTGGGAAATTGTAGGTCCAAATACTTCTTCTGGAACTTTTAGTTTATTAATTAGACAAGGTAATGATGTTACTAATTCTAAAACAGTATTAGAAACTTATACTAATTTATCATTAGATCCAAAATCTCCAAATTATATTTCTAAAGTAATTGGTGATTATGTTTATAATTATAATTCATCAACTAATCAAATTGAATTAACAGGTAGTTATGTAAATAATTCAGCTTTCGTTTATGTAAGTTCAGTTAATTTAACTACTCCTGATTATTTAGATAATAATGGTGTAGCAAAAAATCAATATACAGCATCTATTCCTTTAGCTGCTAGTGGTGCTTTTGCTGGAGCTACAGGTGCTATAAAAGGAGCAGCTCAGTTCTATAATAATATTAGTACTACTGATTCTCAAGGTGTAACAGCTGGTAACTACACTAACATGGTAAATTTATTATCAAATAAAGATGATTACCAATTTAAAATGTTAATTACTCCAGGTTTAATTGATGGGTTTGCTTCTCATACAGGTACTATAAGTAATATTGTTACAAACACTCAACAACGTGGTGATAGTATTTTTGTATTAGATCCAGTAGGATATGGTTCAACTTCAACAGCTGTAATTTCTCAAGCTGCTTCACGTGATACTTCATATGCTGCTTCATATTGGCCATGGTGTCAAATTTTAGATCCATCAAGTGGTAAAAATGTTTGGGTTCCGGCTTCAACAATGATTATTGGTGTATATGCTTATAATGATTCAGTTTCTGAACCTTGGTTTGCACCTGCAGGTATTAATCGTGGTGGTTTAGGTTCAGTAATTCGTGTTGAACAAAAATTAAATCAATCAACTAGAGATGCTCTTTATACAGGTAAAGTAAATCCAATTGGAACTTTCCCAGGTCAAGGAGTTGTGGTATATGGTCAAAAGACATTACAAACAAAACCATCAGCTTTAGATCGTGTAAATGTTCGTCGCTTAATGATTGAATTGAAATCTTATATTTCTCAAATTGCAAATACATTGTTGTTTGAACAAAATTCAATTGCAACTAGAAATACATTTTTAGGTCAAGTAAATCCTTATTTATCTTCAGTTCAACAACGTCAAGGTTTATTTGCTTTTAAAGTTGTAATGGATGAAACAAATAATACAGCAGCCGTAATCGATAGAAATCAATTAGTAGGAGCTATTTATGTTCAACCAACAAAAACAGCTGAATTTATTTATTTAGATTTCATCATTACTCCAACTGGAGCTACTTTCCCAGCATAATAATTTAAATTTCTTCCCTCCAAAAAAGGAGGGAAGATTTTTAAAAACATAATATGTATAATAAACAATAATAAACTAAACAAAATGGCAGTATTATCACCAAACGAAATATTTTTTACAGCATTTGAACCTAAAGTAAAAAATCGTTTTATTATGTATGTAGATGGAATTCCATCTTATATGATAAAGAAAATAGGCGCAGTAGGAGTAACAATGGATGAAATTAAATTGAACCACATTAACGTTTACCGTAAAATTAAAGGTAAAGCTGCATGGGATGATATTGAAATGACTTTATTTGATCCTATCACACCATCTGGAGCTCAAGCAATAATGGAGTGGGTTCGTTTACATCATGAATCTGTTACTGGTCGTGATGGTTATTCTGATTTTTATAAAAAAGATGTTACCATTAACGTATTAGGACCTGTAGGTGATATCGTTTCTGAATGGATTATTAAAGGTGCATTTATTAAATCTGCAAGATTTGGTGATTACAGTTGGGATGATGAAAACGCAGCTCAAGAAATATCAGTAAACTTAGGTATGGATTATTGCATATTAAATTACTAATTCAATATCAAAATTAAATTTAAGCTTGCCTTTATGGCAAGCTTTTTTTATCATACGATATGTATAATAAACAAAGTTATATTAAATAAGAATTATGGAACAAGTTACAAATCAAGAAACACCTAAATTTAATTTTCCAACAGAAACAATTGAACTTCCATCAAAAGGATTATTATATCCAAAGGAAAATCCATTATCATCAGGTAAAATAGAATTAAAATATATGACGGCTAGAGAAGAAGATATTCTAACTAACCAAACATATATACAAAATGGTACTGTACTAGATAAATTATTACAATCATTAATTGTAACCAAAATTAATTATAATGATCTAATTGTGGGAGATAAAAACGCAATCATGATTGCAGCTCGTATTTTAGGTTATGGTAAAGATTATACATTTGAATATGGTGGTGAACCATACACTGTAGATTTATCTACACTTGATAATAAACCATTTGATGTATCAATGATTAAATCTGAGGGAGTAAATGAATTTGAATATTCTTTACCACACACTGATAATGTTATTACATATAAAATTTTATCTCATGGAGATGAAATTAAAATTGATGCTGAATTAACTGGTTTAAAGAAAATTAATAAAAACGCATCTCCTGATTTATCTACTAGGTTAAAATATATCATTACTTCAATAAACGGAAATCGAGACAATAAAGATATCAGAAATTTTGTTGACAATCATTTGTTAGCTCGAGATTCTCGAGAAATTAGAAAACGTATTAGAGATTGTCAACCAGATGTAGATCTATCTTTTTTTCCCGAAGGGAGTTCCAATAGAATCGATATTCCAATTGGGATTAAGTTTTTTTGGCCTGACCTCTAACAACGCCCCAATTATGAGGTCGGCTTTATTCACCCAAATCCATGAAATAGTATTTCATGGTAAGGGTGGATACGACTGGAACACAGTTTATGAAATGCCTCGATGGTTACGTCAATTTACTTTTAATAAAATTCAAGATTTTTATAATAAAGAAGCAGAAGCACAAGAAAATGCTGCATCTTCAAATAAAAATACATTAATTGATCCTTCAGGTAATATTAATCGTGAAAATTGGAAAGGTATCCCAACTCCAATTCAGCCTGGTAAATCCGATAATAAAGTAAAATATAAATAGTTGTAAATTTTCCATATTTATTATGGAAAAATACTCTAATAAATGGCTGATTTAAGCAAAAAAGAAATAGAAGAGCTAAAAAATCTTATAAACCTTTTAGATAAAAACATAAAAGGTGTGAGTTTTGACAACTTAGTTAAATCTGCAGATGCGGCTCGTGTTGTTTTAAAAGATTTAAGATTAGAAGCTAGAGAATTTACTGATGATATCAGTACAGTAGCTCAATCATTCAAAGAAATAGTTAACGAAATATCTAAAACCCGCACAGCAACAAAGGATACAGCTAGTTTATTTAATCAACTTTACAATATATCTAATAAAATATTGTATGATCAAAAAGATATTTCTAATTTATCTCAAAAAGATATTAAGTTATTAAAACAAAAAGCTGAACAAACTAAAAAACTATTTGAAGCTAATAAAGATATATTAGAACAAGAAAAATCTTCTTTGGATGCTCAAAAATTAGCTCAAGAACGATTAATAAAAAATATTTCTAATCAAAGATATAATTCTTTAGCTAATAATAAATTACTTAAGGCATCCGAAGATGAGTTAGGTAAAATAAATAAAAAATTAAAAGAAAAGGAATTAGCTTTAAATGAGGTAAATCAAATAGTAAAAAAAGAAGGTACTTTATATCCGAGTATTATAGCTAGTTTAGATAGGATTAATGACAGAATAGAACAAGAAAATAATTTACTAGGATTAACAGGAGGAGCAGCATCTGGTTTAAATGATATATTTAGTAAATTTGGTTTAGATGGATTATCTAATGCTTTAGGTTTAAATAAAGCTTTAGAAATAACTCAAGATAAAGTTAAAACTATAGTTAAAGCTAAAGAAGAAGAAGAAAGATTAGCATTTGAACTAAAACAACTAGATGAAGAAAAATAAAAAAGACAACAAAAAGAAAAAGATTTAGAAGCACAAATTCTTGAAGAAATAAAAAAGAAAAACGACGAACGAGCAGCTCAAGGTAAATTACCTTTAACTGGCGGACAGTTAGATACTAATTTAATAGGAAAAGCAGCTTTAGCTAAGAAAAAAGAATTAGAATTTACCAAAGAACAAAACGCAGAAGCAGATAAACTAAATGAAAAAGAAAAAGAAAGACTTAAAACATTAAAGGACACAGCAGCAGCAGTAGGAAACTCAGGAAGTAAATTTTCTGTAATGCTTGACTATGTTAAAAATTTAGGAACCAATTTAAAGAAAAATCTTACTGATCCATTATTTGTTGCTGGTTTAGCATTTAAATATATACTTAGTGGTTTTTTATCTTTAGATAAAGCTCAAGCTGAATTTGCAAGACAAACAGGTCGTACTGTTGATCATTTTGATACATTAAATAATAGTTTATTATCATCTGCTGATTATATAGAAGCAGCAGGTGCTTTAACTAAACAATTAGGTATGGATGCTACATCCATATTTACTGAAGATACAATTAAAGAAGCAGCTGAACTACACGTTCTTATGGGTTTATCAGCTGATGAAGCTAGTAAATTAGCTATTTTTTCTAAACTTAATGGTAAAGAATTAAAATTATCTAATGAAAATGTAATAAAACAAATTAGTAATTTTAATAAAGTAAATCGAACTGCTTTATCTGGTCAAGCTATATTTCAAGATATAGCACAAACTACAGATATTATAGCTGTAAATTTAGGAGGTGATGCATCAAAAATAGCGGCAGCTAATTTAGAAGCAAGAAAATTAGGATTATCTTTAGGTGATGTAGATAGAATAGCTGCTTCATTATTAGAATTTGAATCTTCCATATCAGCAGAATTAGAAGCTGAATTATTAACAGGTAAAGAACTTAATTTAGAAAAAGCAAGATTATTAGCATTAAATAATGATTTAGAAGGTCTTGCAAAAGAAATAGGTAATAATGAAGCTATAACTAGTGCATTTGCTTCTAAAAATAGAATACAGCAAGAAGCTTTAGCTAAATCTATTGGTTTACAAAGAGAAGATTTAGCTAAAATGGTTATAGCTGAAAAACAAAGAGCAGGATTAACTGATGAGGAAGTTGCTAAAGCAGCAGGAATGACTCTTGAAGACTATAAACGATTATCAGTTCAAGAAAGTATAAATAAATCTATTGCAAAAATGGGTGAAGCATTAGCTGGACCATTAGAAATGGTAGCTAATCTTTTAAACAGTTTCGGACTAATGAAAATACTTATATTAGGTATTGGGACTATTATGACAGTTCAACTAGTTAAAGGTATGGCTGATTTTGGTAGATTATTAATAACTGCTATTCCAAAATTAGGAGTAATATTAGGCTTAGAGTCAGGTATAGCAGCAGCTAAATTAACAGGTTTAGCCGCAGCTACACTAGGTATAGGAGCAGTAATAGCTATGGGTGTAGCTGCTTCAGTTATAGATGCAATGACAAGTAAGGTAAATTCTGCTAAAGGTACAGGTATAGGTGATGGTTTCTTTCCATCAAAAGGAAAAACTCAAATATCTACTAAAGAAGGTGTATTTAATCCATCTCCAAATGATGATATATTAGTTCGCCCTGACATTGGTGGAATGATGAAAAATACAAGTACTGTAAAATCAAACAATTCTAATTATTCTTCAATGGTTGCAGAATCAAAAGCACAAACTGCTATACTAAAAGATATGGTTAATACTCTTAGATCTGAAAGAACAACAGTAGTTCAAGTAGGAGGAGATGCATTTGCTAAACAAACATTAAGAGCAATAGGTAACAATACAACCGAAACTTTTGATCGACTAGCTGTAGGAACTTCTTATACTTAATAATATTTATAATCAACAATTTAAATAACAAACAACATGGGCTTATTAACAAAATTAACAGCAGCTGGTGGAGGTTCTCTTCTATCAGCAGCAAATGGTGGAGCAATAGCAGTTAATCCACTAGCTACTCAACAATCGCAAATGCATGCTAATGGTAGTCAACCTGGATATTCAGTAAATGGTTCTGGATTTTCTACTGTTAATCCTCAATTTCAGCAATACAATGATGGAGTAGCTAATATATTACCTCAACCATCAATATTAGATTTAAACGGAGCAACACCTACAGAATACATCAATAATCTGCCTCAGTAATAATGAGCTTATTTGATAAGTTAAATAATGGTGAAACCAAACTAAAAAGTCTAAAATACGGCCAGGATAGAGAAGGAGGAGGATCAAGTAATCAACCTTATATTAAAACTCCCCTTGATGCAAAACTGCAACTACCATCGAGTTTAGATTTTATATTGCGAAGTGGATTAATAGGTACACCTTTAAAAACTTCTCTTGATATAAAACTGCCATCAGCTTTAGATTTTCTTAATAATGATTTTATATTGCGAGGTGGACCAGTGGGTGCACCTTTAGCAGCAGCTACAGACGTAGCTAGATTAAGTAAGTATTTTACTGATTTAAAATCACCAAGTGGTTTATTATTTATAGCTAAACAAAATTTATTATCTAGGATAGCAGTACAAACCCAATCTAGCGGTAAATTAGTTAATGCTGGCGTTTATACACCGCTATCTACTTTAGGTCAAGCCGCTGTTGGGTTTGCCGGAATCCATTTAAATAAACAAGGTTTAAACCCGATTCCAGGTAGTGTGGGCTCACTAAGAACATATACTGATGTAGTAACTAACCCAGGTACTACTTCTTCAACTGGAGCACCATTAAGTAATTTACTAAATCAAGTTTCTAATTTTTTAAATAGTTTTAATCCAACTGGAGGAGCTAATGGTTCTAATAAAAGATTAGAATTTTTATTTGATCAACATATAGATAAAACTAATGTTAGTAATGATGTATTAAGTTATTCTGGGGGTCCTGGAGCTTTTTTAGGTATAGGTAGAACACATATTAGGTTTGCTGATCAAAGAACAGGATTAAATAATTCAATAATTGGAAACAATCCTAGAGTTAATAAAAATAAAATTAGCCAGTTTACATATCCTGATAAGACTTTATCAAATATAGTTAAAACTACCCGAATAACATCTCCTTACTCTAAAAATACTGTTTCTGGGAAATATATACAATATTTTTCTTTAAATGATAATTCATCTGATGCATTAAAATTAAGCTCTAATGACTTATATAATGAGTTACCAATTGATAACTCAAAAAATCCTCTTGCCGTACCATTAAACGATCTAGAAAGTTCATATAATTTAACATTAGATCCTTCACCTAAAAATTCATATACTTATACTCAAGATGACCTAATTGCAGCCGGCACATCTTTATATAGAATTGATACTAATAATTTAGTCGATTTTAGAGAAAAATTAAGAGCCCCGTTTAAAGATGATGTTTTAAATCCAATATTTAATATTTTAGGAAATGCACCAACATATAAAGAAAATAGAATAGAAAATAGGGTTGGAGCAGGAGATCCAGGAAATAAATTCTCAAAAGATTTAACATCATATACAGAAGGATATTTTGGTGGAGGAGGATATGGTGCCGCTTCTCCTGAATCATATGATAAAATAAATGTATTATCTATCTATAAAAGTACTGGACCTAAACTTGAAAAACCAATAAATGATTTAGTTAAATTTAGAATAGCTGCTATAGATAATGATGATCCAACCAAAAAGATATATATGCATTTTAGAGCATTTTTAGGTTCTATTAGCGATTCATATACTGGAGAATGGAATCCTCAAAGATATGTTGGAAGAGGTGAAAACTTTTATACTTACGCTGGTTTTGATAGAAAAATTTCATTATCGTTTACTGTTGCAGCTCAATCTAAAATTGAACTCACTCCTATGTATAGAAAATTAAATTATTTAGCTTCTCAACTTGCCCCGGATTATAGTAAGGCGGGCTACATGAGAGGTCCTTTAATTACATTAACTATAGGAGGATATTTATATGAACAACCTGGTTTTATAACTAGTTTGACTTATGAAATGAGTGAGGAAACACCTTGGGAAATAGGAATAGACGATAATGGTTTGTCTGATTCAAGTGTTAAAGAATTACCCCATATGATTAAAGTAACTGGATTTAACTTTACACCAATTCATGAATTTGCTCCTAGAAAACAAGTTAATGTATTTGATGAAGTAGGAGACTTAACTAATTTTGGAGATCAACGTTATATAGCTTTAAAAGCAAGCAATAATAATTATGATGATTATACTGTTGCTGTACCAAATCAAGCCTAATAAAAATGAATCGTTACCAAAATATACCCGTAATAAAAATAAATCAAAAACCTGTTTATAGAACAGTTAAATATCCTGAAATCCCTTTGGATGAAAATGATATATACGTTACTACAGTTCAAGGAGACAGATTTGATGTTTTAGCTTCTCAATATTTTCAGGATGAAACACTGTGGTGGGTAATATCTATAGCTAACAATTCATTATCTCAAAATTCATTGATTATACCTGAAGGTATTCAACTTAGAATACCAGCAAACGTATCACAAATAGTACGAAAATATATTCAATTAAATTCATAAGTTATGGGAAATATAATAGGGGAGCCATTTGATGATTATGTAAATAAACAGATAAATGACAGACAGAATGTCCAGGGAAATGGATATTTAGGAAACAGAGATAACTTAACTTTGTCTTATTTAAATTCTAAAACAAGTTGGATTAAACTTACGTCTGGAGTAGTAGTAACACCAGATACTTTAGGTAATGATAGACTAAAAAGTATAGATTTAGGAAACCACCCTTCATTTACAGGTCCAGACGGTTCTAATACTGGATTATCTTCATTTTTTGTTTTATTTAATGGTACATCAGATAATGCAGGAACAGTATTTGGTGGAATAAATCTTAAAACACCTACGAATATAGGTGACACTATATTAGATAAAACCGCATATGGGATTGGAGGAAATGAATTTGGAATAAGACCAATGCCTGGTATCATCTCAGCTGAAACCAGATTTAGAAATAAAGGAGCAATCCGTGATGGATCAGTTAATATAAAAGCATGGAATAAAAATCAACTTGATATCATTGATGTATTATATTTACGTTTAGGATTTCCAATGTTATTAGAATATGGACATTCTATTATTGTTGATAAAGATGGAAAAATAGATACTAAACCTGATTTTAGTGTATCAAATGATTTTTTAAGTTTAAAATACAAAACCGACAGTGAAGTATTAGATGCTATAGAGAAAAAAAGAAAAGAATCAGCAGGTAATTATGATGCTATGTATGGTCGTGTTCAAAATTTTGATTGGGCTTTTAATAAAGATGGTTCTTATGATATAACATTAAGATTAATAAGTGTAGGTGCTGTAATTGAATCATTTAAAATAAATTCATATATACAAGATTCTCTATCAATATCTAAAAATAAAGAAGATGACTCACAAACAACACCAGAAAAAAACTTTCAATGGTTAACAACTTATAGATTTTCTCATACTATAGGAAATATACTTTATTTAGCTTATCAAAAAACAGTAGAAAAGGGATTTACTAATTCTAAAATAGATTTTATTTCTACTATAAATAAATCTGAATTAGGAAAAATAGGAAATTTATATAAAAATTACTTTTCAAATAATCCTGATAGTATAGATTATATTAGTATAGCGGCTAACCAAACTTATGGATTTACTAATTTTTTTAACAGAAATGATGCTTTTTATGTTAGATTTGAGGAATTTTTAAGATTACTTCAAATTTCTATCCCACGAAGCAAAGATGGTATCATTTTGCAAACAAATAGTACATCTGATACTAAATATATGAATACTGAAAATTTTCAGTTATCTGGAAATTATGGTGTTTGTTTAGTAGGAGGATTTAATATAGATGCTTTTGGTTCTGAATCACCAATAGTTACTGCAAATCTAGATTTAGCTAGCAGCAATGAAAGCCAACTTATTAATGTTGCTCCATATTTAAATTCAAATCCTTTTAAATCATCTACTAATGGAGTTTTAGTAGGAAATATAAATAATATTTATATTAATACTACTTTTATTCTTAGTAAAATGGAAAATTTAAAGGATGAAACAAATAAAGTAGCTCTTATTACATTATTAAAAGAAATACTAACTGGTATTAATCAAGCATTAGGAGGTATAAATCAATTAGATATTCATATAAATGAAACTACTAATATTATTAGTATAATAGATCAAACTCCCATACCTGGAATAGAAAAATTATATACAACTCCCGGAATATCTACTAGACTTAACATATATGGTTATTCAGGTTCTTCATCTGCAGGATTTGTTAAAGATGTTTCTTTAAAAACCGAAATTACAAATAATTTAGCATCATTAATAACAATAGGAGCTACAGCTAATAAAGCAGTAGTAGGAGAAGATGCAACTGCATTTTCTAAATGGAACTCAGGTTTAGTACCTATTATTAATAAAACTATAGATTATGATGTAGATGAATCTTCAACTGTTGTAAATGCTAAGAATAAGTATGATAGTTTTTTAAAAGATAATACCGAACTGGTTAATCATTATTTTAGTTATTTAAGCCATTGGGGAAAAGATAGTGCTTTTTTAGAAGGATTTAAAAAAGTTCTTGGAATAAATACATTTTCAACCGATGATAATATTCAAACTGTAACTAATTTTTTAGCTTATTTAAAACAAGAAAAAGTTCTTAGAAATATTAAAAATATAGAATCAAATCCTAACACTAATAAAATATCTACTCCTAATAATAAAGGGTTTTTTCCATTAAATGTATCGTTAACTTTAGATGGTTTAGCAGGAATAAAAATATTTCAACAGATTCAAGTTGATACACCATTTTTACCATCTAAATATCCTGATGCAATGAAATTTATAGTAAAAGGAGTATCTCATAAAATAGATAATAATGTATGGTCAACAATGTTAGATACTCTTGCACAATCCATACCAGATCTTGAAGAAAATATTACAAATGTTGTTACCCCAAATCAAAAATCTAGTGGTTTACCATCAGGAGTTATAAATGAAGATAATCTTTTAAATTTTAAAAAATTTCTTTATCCAGTTAATGGTAGAATTACTAGTAAAATAATAATAGAAAGAGAAATAAATGGTAGAACATCTGGTCCACATCGAGGTATAGATATTGCTGCTCCTAAAGGAGCTCCAGTAATAAGCACTACAGATGGAAAAGTAGTTAGAATAGGAGGAACCGGATATGGTCCAAATGCAGTATGGATTCAAATTGATTATACTTTCTATAACCAATCTTCAGGAACCGCTACAGCACAACCCCGATATATAGTTTATGGACATTTAGATAAAGCAACAGTAGCTGTGGGTCAAAGTGTAAAAGCAAACCAACCTATAGGAACCGTTGGAGATAAAGATAGTCCAGGCTCTTACCATTTACATTTTCAAATTAAAAGTAATATAGGTGCTGATAGTGCTGGGACTACATCTAATATTAATACTTGGTTTCCATCTAAAGGACAACCAATAATATTAGGTCAAAATTTTGTAAAACGTAGTCAAAACGATAATTTTAACTCATAATGTATTTTCCATCTTCTCAAATAAAAACTAATCTATATACTAACGGAAATGAACTAGTATATAAATCAAATAATCAAAAATATATTGGTTTTTATTGGAAAACATCAAGTGGAGAATACTATACTGGAAAAACACCTCAAGATGCAAATATTCAAGAACTTACTTTTTTAACAGAACCATCTACAGATAATGTATCTCGCATTGAAACTAATTCTAATCCAAATTATGGAGGAGTATATTTAGACCCAAGTAGTAATTTATATAGTGAATATGATGGACAAAAATTAGGTTTAGATAAAGTTAATAGTATTCCTGTTTCATTTAATCCTCAACCAACCCAATCTGATTATGATTTAGGAGAATTTACAAGGTATTTTTGTAAAAAAACAAATGAATTATATTACGTAGAAATAAATAAAGATACTTATACTAAACTAATAGGTAAAGATCCAAATTATTTATGGCAACTATATATTCCATTTAAATATCAATGGATAATATCAGGTGAAGAAAAACAAACTTATACTACAAATAAAAACGTAACTAGTTATATGATAGCTAAGTTTAGTTTTTCTGCTTTAAATCAATTTTTAAAAGAAGATTATCTTAAATTTTGGAAACCTAAATAAAGTTTGTATATTTAATTATATAAATTAAGGTTATGTTTTACATTATTGAAAATAATGAACAACTAAATGAGTTTTTTGAAATAGGTTATGACAAAGTATTTATTGAACCTATTTATTTTAATGATTTTGTTCATCCATTACTAAACGATATATCTTTACTGTATATCAAACCATTAAACGGGGATAAAGGCTATATATTGGGTATTAACCACAATGAGGCGCTTTCATTAAATTCCGTTGCTATAAACAATTTACTCGCTTCTTATAGTGAAATATATGTGCGAGATAGAAAATCATTTATTAATTCATTTCCGCTTAAAAATTTAGTAGACATTTCATTTAACACACCTGAATACTCAGAAATTACAACACCTGCTCACGATTTCTTTTACAGAACACACAATACAGAGGATATTAATACTACTATACCATTAGTTAAACATTATGAAAAATGTGAAAACATATATCATAAAATAAAAGAATACTGTATTAAACCTGAAAATAATAAATTTAATAATCAAATAACTAGTATTTTTAATTATATCGAAAGTAATGGTATAAAAATAGATAAAAAAATATTAGATAAACATTTTGAATTGAATAATGAATTTTTATCTATTAAAAACGATATAATATATACCCAATATAATTTATATACTACAACAGGAAGACCATCAAATAGTTTTAATACTATTAATTTTGCTGCACTATCTAAAGACAATGGTTGTAGAGAGGCATTTATACCTAAAAATGATTATTTTATTGAAATAGATATAAGTGCTTACCACCCAACATTAGCTGCTCAATTAATAGGATATGATTTTGGAAAAGATACACCATATGAATACTTTGCACGAGAAGCAGATATCGAAATAAGCGAAGCAAAAATATTAATGTTTAAACAGCTATATGGTGGAATTTACAAAGAATATCAATACATAGAATATTTCCAATTAATACAGGAACATGTTAATGAAATGTGGAAAATGTATACAATTAATGGATTTATTGAATGTCCTATATCCGGCCATAGATTTTATAAAGGTATAAAAGATATCAACCCACAAAAATTATTCAATTATACACTTCAAAATTTGGAAACAGCAAATAATGTTCGTATAATGTGGGACATTATTAAGTTATTAAAAGGTAAAGAAACACAAATAGTATTGTATACTTATGATTCTATATTATTAGACTATAATGAGGACGATAATATATTAAAAGATATACAAAATCAATTCAATAAACATAATTTAAAAATTAAACTAACAAAAGGTAAAAATTATGGCGAAATGTCGCCATTACAATAATATATGGAAAATATCGCGTTTGAACCCCAATACAATATTTATAATCAGTACGACTTTATAACAGATAAAAACTTTACTGATAATATGAATAACAGGTTATTTGCTACCTTCACTCCGCAAGAATCAATCGATATGTTGGTTGAAGACTTGTCAACTACATATAATATAATGTATAAAAAAATGTTTATACTTTTTGTTAAAAGTACAAACGAATATGTTATTACTTATAATGTAGAGCAAGGTAATGTTGAAAACATTCCTGCTAATACTATATTGGTGCATCGCAAAAAAGAATCAAATACTTTATATACAATTAATGCCTTAAACGATTTAATTAAAAAATTAAATGGTGGAATTGTAGATCCTACTTACAGAATAAATTGGCCTCAGTATCGCAATTGTATTTTACTTACTCAACATGGAGATATAAAACAGCTTAATACCAAAATTTACAAGATTGTAGATCTTTAAATATTTATAGTATATACTAAAATACAACACTACAAATAAAAAGGCATTCGAGAGCTTTATAAGCTAAATTTGGCCTGCAAAAAAATAAGTAGTATATTTAAATAGTAATCAATAAAAATAAACAAAAGATGGATTTAAAATCAATCAAAAACAAACTGAGTGCCTTACAGACATCCGGGCAGAAAAAAGAAAAGGTAGATTATTCAAAATACCTATGGAAACCAAAACAAGAAGGTAAGTACCAAATTAGAATTATTCCATCTAAATTGGACAAAACTAATCCGTTTAAAGAAATCTTTGTACACTACGGATTTTCAAAATTTCCTATTTACGCTTTAACTAATTGGGGTGAAAAAGATCCAATTGTAGAATTCGTAAAACAACTTCGTACAACCAATGACAAAGAAAATTGGAAATTATCTAAAAAATTAGAACCAAAAATGAGGATTTTCGCTCCAGTAATTGTTAGGGGTGAAGAAGATAAAGGTGTTCGTCTTTGGGAATTTGGTAAAGAAATTTATATGCAACTATTAGGAATCGCTGATGATGAAGATTATGGTGATTATACTGATATTAATGAAGGTCGTGATTTTACACTTGAAGCTGTAACTGGTGATATTGGTGGTCGTCAAGGTCTTAAATCATCAATTCGTATTAAACCTAAAACTTCTCAAGTAAGCCCAAATAAAGCAGAAGTAGAAAAATTCTTAAATGAACAACCTGATATTTTAGAAATTCAAACTTCATATAAAATGGATTTTGAAAAACTAAAAGAAGTATTACAAAACTTCCTAAACCCAGAAGCTGAAGAAGAAATTGATGAAGTTACAGAAGAATCAACACCAAGTAATGATTTACCTTGGAAAGATGAAGAAACTACTGTTACTCCAAAAGCATCTAATTACAAGCTGAAAGAAACAAAACCATCAAAAGCAGATAAATTTGATGCGTTATTTGAAGAAGAAGACTAAAATCTAAAATTAATTTAAAATGGCTAAAACAAACGACAAAGATTCGTTAATGGAAGCAGTCTCTAAAGAACTTAAATCTAAATTTGATTTAAATAAATTTAAAGAGAAAAAGCTATTAAGTGGAAATGTTAAATTCAAAGAACAAAAATGGATTCCATTTTCAAAAGCAATGCAAGATGCTTTGTCAATTCCTGGGATAGCAATGGGTCATATTAATATAGTACGTGGTGGTAGTAACACAGGTAAAACCACCACGTCTATTGAAACGGCTGTATCAGCTCAGAAGATGGGGATCTTACCGGTCCTCATCATTACTGAGATGAAACATAGTTGGGAACATTGGAAAACTATGGGGTTTGAAATGGATGAAGTTAAAGATGATAAAGGAAATGTTATTGATTATGAAGGATTTTTTCTGTATAGAGATAGAGGAAAACTTAATTCAATTGAAGATGTAGCCGAATTTATTTTAGATATGCTAAATGAACAAGATAAAGGAAACTTACCTTATGACTTATTATTTTTATGGGATTCGGTAGGTTCTATTGCTTGTAGAATGAGTATAGAACAAGGTAAAAATAACCCTATGTGGAATGCAGGAGCAATAGCAACCCAGTTTGGTAATTTTATAAACCAAAGAATTATATTATCAAGAAAAGAAGAAAGTAAACACACAAATACATTCTTGATCATTAATAAAACCGGAGTAGCACCAGCTGAAAATGTATTTTCACAACCCCGAATGACAAATAAAGGTGGAAATACCTTTTACTATGATGCATCATTGTGTTTAACTTTTGGTAATGTTACTAATAGTGGAACGTCTAAGATTAAGGCACAAAAAGATGGAAAAGATGTAGAATTTGCTCTAAGAACAAAAGTATCATGTGATAAAAATCACGTAAATGGCATCACTACTAAAAATACAGTTATTAGTACAGTACATGGTTTTATTCCAGATGATCCTAAAGATGTTACTAAATATAAAAAAGAACACTCACATGAGTGGGCAGCTATATTAGGAGAAGGTAATTATAAAACCGTAGAAGATAATAGTGAATGGAATGAAAAAGCAGATATTTCCGATATTGTAGAATCTGAAGATTAAATATGGATAGTAAAAGTTTGCTTAAACTTCTTGATAATGTCAAAAAAGAAGACGAAGTACCAAATCTCGAAGAAACAGGAGAAAGAATTCTAATAGTAGATGGTTTAAATCTATTTTTAAGAAACTTTGCTGTATTAAATTATATAAATACAGAAGGTACTCATATAGGAGGTTTAGGTGGATTTTTACGTTCATTAGGATCTTTAGTTAAACAATTAAAGCCTACATCAATTTATGTTGTATTTGATGGAGTAGGTTCTTCTATAAACAGAAAGAACTTACTCCCCGAATACAAGTCAGGAAGAAGTGTTAATCGAGTTAATAAGAATTCTTTTGATAGTGTTGAAAAAGAAAACGAATCTAAAACAGATCAAATTATTCATTTAATTCATTATTTACAATGTCTGCCTATTAAACTTTTATCTATTGATGGGATTGAAGCAGATGATATTATAGCTTTTTTAAGTAAAGATCTTACTCAAGATAAGAAAAATAAAGTATATTTAGTATCTGCTGACAATGATTTTCTTCAGTTAGTAGATGAAAATATTTTAATGTATAGGTCTGTAGAAAAAGAATTTGTTACACCAAAAGATGTAAAAATAAAATATGGTGTTTATCCACACAATTTTCTTATTTATAAAACATTAATGGGAGATAAATCTGATAAAGTAGGAGGTGTAAAAGGATTAGGTCAAAACAAATTTGAAAAATATTTTCCTGAAGTGATGGGTAATAAAAAAGTATCACTTGATGAAATATATGATATTTGTGCTTTGAAATTTAAAGAGCATATTATATACTGTAGAGCATTAGAAAATTTTGATAATTTAAGAAAAGCTTATAAGATTATGAATTTAAGTAATCCTATGTTAGATGATCAAGAAAAAGAATATATATTAGAACAAGTTAAAGAACCTCCATATGAATTAAATATAGAAACATTTTTAAAATTTTATCATAAAGATGGATTAGGAAATGTTTTAAAGAATGTAGATTATTGGATTAGAGAGAATTGGAATACGATTGATAGATATAATAAAGCAAAAAACAAATAATTTATGACATTAAGTAGTATAGAAGGTTATGGGATTAGTTTCCAAACAAAAGTAATATCGGCGTTACTAACTGATAAACCATTCTTACAAAACATCAATGATGTTTTAACAGAAGAATATTTTAACAATACAGCCCAAAAGTGGATAATAACAGAGGTACTTAAATACTACCAAAAGTTTCATACAAATCCTACAATGGATGTTCTTAAAGTAGAAATGAAAAAAGTTGAAAATGAAGTACTTCAACTTTCAATTAAAGAACAATTAAAAGAAGCATATAGATCATCTGATGAAAGTGATTTAACTTATATTAAACAAGAGTTTTCTAATTTTTGTAAAAACCAACAATTAAAAAAAGCATTACTAAATTCAGTAGATTTATTAAAAGCGGGAGATTATGATTCTATTAGATTATTAGTAGATAGCGCTTTGCGATCAGGTCAAGATAAAAATATTGGTCACGAATATAATAAAGATGTTGAATCTCGATATAGAATGGATGATCGTAATCCAATTCCAACTCCATGGGAGAAGTTTAATGAATATCTTCAAGGTGGTTTAGGTGAAGGAGATTTTGGATTAATATTTGGAAATCCTGGTGGAGGTAAATCATGGAGTTTAGTTGCATTAGGCGCGTTTGCTGTGCAGTCTGGATACAATGTTATTCATTACACATTAGAATTAGGAGAAGGGTATGTTGGAAGACGATATGACTCATTTTTTACTAAAATACCTGTAAATGTTATAGCACAGAATAAAGATAAAGTAGAAATATCTACATCAGAATTGCCAGGTAATTTAATTATTAAAGAATATCCGATGGGTAAGGCATCAATGCATACTATAGAATCGCATATTAAAAAATGTATTGATTTAGATTTCAAACCTGATTTAATTATTATTGATTATATTGATTTACTTTCATCAAGAAGAAAAAATAGTGAACGTAAAGAAGAAATAGATGATATTTATACTAGCACGAAAGGATTAGCTAGAGAATTAAAATTGCCAATATGGAGCGTGTCACAAGTGAATAGAGCAGGAGCAAAAGATAACGTAATTGAAGGAGATAAAGCCGCAGGATCTTATGATAAAATCATGATTGCGGATTTCGCAATGTCTTTATCAAGACAAAAGAAAGATAAACTTAATGGAACAGGTAGGTTTCATATTATGAAAAATAGATATGGGGCTGATGGTATGACGTTTAATGTTAAAGTAGATACATCTACTGGCCATATTGATATTTTAGGTGAATTAGATGACGATGATGAAGACCAATCACAAAACGTTAAATCAACGCCTTCAAAACCTGCTACTAATTTGGATCAATTTGATAGAGACTATTTAGCTAAACAGTTTTTTGCATTAAATAAATAATAATTTTCTCGGCCTACATTAAAACTTTTAATATATTTAATAAAAATAAACTTTATGATAACTGAACCTAGACATTTTTACAAACCCTTTGAGTACCAAGAGGCATTTAATTTTTATAAAGATCAACATCGAGCCCACTGGTTAGCTGATGAAGTACCATTAGCATCGGATTTAAATGACTGGTTACAAAAACTTAATGAATCCGAAAAGAATTTAATTGGTAATATTTTAAAATCATTTGCACAAACAGAAGTACATGTTAATGATTATTGGTCGACAAAAGTGTCAATTTGGTTTCCTAAACCTGAAATACAAGCAATGGCTCGTGTATTTGCTGATTTTGAATCAATTCATGCTGAAGCATATGCTCGTTTAAATGAAGAATTAGGATTAGATAATTTTGCTGCGTTCATGGAAGATGAAACATCAAAAAGTAAAATAGATCGTTTAATTGAAGTACCTGGTAACACAATAGAAGAAAAAGCAATTTCATTAGCTATATTTTCAGCATTTACTGAAGGAGTAAATTTATTTTCTTCATTTGCTATATTAATGAGTTTCCAACTAAGAAATTTAATGAAGGGAACAGGTCAAATTGTAGAATGGAGTGTTAGAGATGAATCACTGCATTCAAAAGCAGGATGTTGGTTATTTAGAAAACTATTAGAAGAACAACCTGAATTAAATAATCTTGAATTAAGGAACAGAATTATAGAAGCATGTGAAATATCAGTTAAATTAGAATATGATTTTATTGATAAAGCATTTGAAATGGGTGATATAGAAGGTCTAAATAAAGAACAACTAAAAGCATTTATAAAAGCAAGAGCAAACGAAAAAATAATTGAACTTGGATATCAAGCAATTTATAATGATATTGATCCTAATCTATTAAAACAAATGGAATGGTTTGGACACTTAACAAGTGGTAAAACACATCAAGATTTCTTTGCAGGTAGAGTAACAAATTACGCCAAATCTGTAGCAGATTGGAGCGATTTATAATTTAAAACCACATATGTTGAAACCACAATCAATTAGAAAAGGTACTTCCATTAAATTAAATGGAAAAGATGCCGAAAAACAAGAAGTAATAGATTTAAGTTCAGATTGGACTGAAGCCCAAGAAAATTTATTTAAAAAAATGCTTAAACAAGGTGGAGAAATGACCATTAAAGGAGTATATATTAAAATTACTCCAAAAGAAAAAGTATTAACATCTACTGGAGAAAAAGATCCAGGAATATTAGTGGTAAAAGGATTAGACTAAAAATATGAGTATACAAATAGACACCAGTAAATGGATTAAGGGTAAAAATTACCCAGAATGGTTAGATGAAATAGCTATCAGTATGATTTCAAAAGGGTATTTACTACCAGATGAAGATGTATTCGATGCTTATAAACGAGTAAGTAAATTTGCAGCTCGAAGATTAAAACGTAAAGAGTTACAACCTCTTTTTTATGAGGCAATTGAGAAAAATTGGTTATGTTTAGCATCACCTGTTCTATCTAATATGGGTACAGAACGAGGAATGCCTATTTCATGTTTTGGAATTGATGTAGGTGATAGTATTGAAGGAATTGCTGATGCTAATTCAGAATTAATGCGTTTATCATCTCAAGGTGGAGGAG